GTAGATGTGTAATAAAACGGACTATCGATATTGTTGTAATTGAAAAAATCGTTAATATTCAGCAGTTTAATCCGCATTTCCTGCATGGTGAATCGCCCAATATTACCATACGGAAAAATGGCTTTCTGTTTCTGAATGACAATACTGGTATCTTCGCCAATGTAGTCACTCAAATCAATATTATAACCATCCGGATCAATCACAATTTCAGTCTTAATAAATGGTACCACATCGCGGTTTAAAACCGCCTGCCATTCCGATGGTAATTCATACAGATGCGGCATGATTTATAATTTCCAGCAACAGGGTTTTATCAAACATCTCTCCGGGACAGCTCTTATATCCAGCATATTCGCGATGGAAAACAATGTTTTCAGGCGAGATATCATATTCGTTCATCAACGGGAGTAATAATCGATAAGATAATATTTCCAACATTTCTTTCGATGGCGGAGAAATATCATAATTTCCCACGCAACAAATGCCTATCGCCTGACAGTTCATATTTCCCTCCCGGCAGTGGGCCCCTTCCCTGTCCAACGGACGTCCCACCAATACCTGATAACGATCATTCACCAATTCAATACCGAAATGATATCCAATATCCGACCATCCTCTTATTTTGCGATGATAGTCCTCTATCGCATTCCAGCTTACCGTCTTACCATCTCTGGTTAAACTGTGATGAATCATAATATGCGTCCAGCGCATCAATCAAATTCTCCGCTTTTGGTGCGCATAAAAGTATTCACATAATCTAAGTCCGGAATCAATACCTTGCGGTTAATGTCCTTAAAATAAGCCCTGACCCTGGTTTCCGGAATGGGAACAGTTTCCACTTCCACCCGTATAGCCGCCTGCTTGCCTTCGCTGTCCGTCAGGCGTACCGGTAAATTGTCCAGGCGTGGCGTGGGCAGGGAATCCAGTATCTCCGGTTGGAAATTCCGGGTAAACTCTCCTAACGCCCCTTTAGTAAAATATCGGGCATAATCGCGCCCTACCCGTTCCGCCATGCGGTCATTCTGGTATTTATCGAATATAGCAAATAGAGCAAGTATCTTAGGGACAAGTATTTTAGCAATATCTTTTAATATCTCTTCAATTACCAGACTGACAAAATCTACAGCAATGCCTTTAAAAATATCGCTTAATTTCTTTCGTGTATCGAACATGGCTTCGGCAATTCCATGAGAAAGTCGCTGAATACCATCTAACATCACCGCGTTAACATTTTCTATTGTCAATCCCAGATATTCCCACTGTCCGGCAACGTCATAAATTCTCCGTTCCAAATCGCTTAAATAGGAAAGCGGATCATTACCGGTGATCAGCACTTCCGGGATTGTCGAAACTTCCGGCCATAGCTCAATGAATTCTTGTAATTTTTTAGGTTCGGGCGTTTTAAGACTTAATTTTTCAAATTCTTCACCGATTTTATTAATACTTTTTATAGCTTTCCCGCTTTTCAGATCAACTTCATCCAATTGCATGTTGAAGTTTTTCCAACTATCATCAATCTTATCCAGCCGGTCTTTCAAATCCAGGATGATCTCGCCTAAAATCTTCGCACCCTCCCACATATCCTTTGCCCCCTGCAGGGCAAAACGCTGTTCTTTAGTAAGAAATTGGAAATTTTGTGCTAACCATTGTATCTGTTTTATATCGCCTGTTTTAATAAGCAGCTTCTGCATCTCTTCCAGCGCTGATATCACCCGTCCGAAATCCGCCACCGTGCGAATATTGGCAAAAGCATTGATGGCACGGGTGGCAGTCTCTTCTACTTTTCTTCCCCAGTCGGTAAGCAAATCGATAAAACCTTCGGTCAATCGAATTGAATTGTGCAGCGCATTTTTATAAACCGGAGCAAATTTCTCTCCAATTACATTTTGTAACCGGGTAAATGCATCCCTGGCATTTGATTCTAATCCTACAATTGTTTTACTAAGTGCGTCTGTTGCACCGGCAATACCCGCTTCTGGATCGGTAAAAGTGCGGAACATCGCCTGCCGGAATTCCTCTAAGGTGATATTTTTAAAATCATCGATCTTATTTTTGGTTTTTATCAAATTCAGGATACCGCGCTCTCGAAGAATATCCGCTGCACCGGCACCACCTGCAAAGGCACGTCCCATTGCATTGGCCGCTTCCACAATATCCGTTCCCATATATGCCGCCAGATCGCCTGCAATCTTTACAAATTCCGGTTTGAATATGTCGCCCATCATGGCTTTCAGTGTGGCGCCAGCCTGGACCACATTCCGCAATTCAAAAGGCGTGGTAGCGGCAAGCTGCTTAAATTCATTGAAAACCTCATTTCCTTTATTCACATCATTATACATCCGTTGCAGACGAACCTGTAAAAACTCAAATTCCTTCGCTACATTGATGGTATTTTTAACCAGAGATACTGACATGACGCTAACGGCTGCGGTTATACCCGCTGTGGCAACACCAATAGCCGCTTTGCTCACCTGAAAGGAATGTTCCAGCTTTTTAACTGCTCCATCAGCTTTGTCCATATCCCGCTGAAACTGCGAAATTCCCTGCAAACCGATATATGCTACTATATCATTGGCGCCAACACCGCCACCGCTTAATCCAAAACCGCTAAACATTCAAAAAATTCCCTTTTTTATTGATTTTACCCATATAAAACCATTACCCAACCTTAGATCTTCGATTCTGAGCCGTCTGAGGGCTTTCTGTGAAATATCCTAACATATTGAATATATTATATTTATAAAAAATGCTTAAATTTTTCCAAAATCCATAAAACAATGGCCGCTATTGCCGGAATAAGCAAAAATTTCAGCCATTTTTTCCAATCCAGGTCCTTCTTTTCTTCATCAAATACTTTTCTCGGGATATATCGCGTCACTATCTTCACCCTTTCCGGATAGAAAATACTGTCAATCCTGATTTTCTGCCGCAGATCATTCCCAATCAGATAATTTTCAATTGTCCAGTATACTCTAACTGAATCCCGGTCCACTTTCATTGTGTAGCATTTCTTGAAATGTATAGTTTCTTTTTTCCTGGGATTTTCTAACGGTTCAGCAATAATGATATCTGGCTCATTTTCCCGCTTAGGATCATCAATGACGACCGATTCCATTTCAGGATAAACAGCCTTAATATTCACTTTTTCCACAGTATCTCTGGGCGCATTTCGACACAGCTCTAACTGCAATTGCGATTCATAATAGAGCTTTTTCCAATCCGTGCAAGAAAACAGAAAAAGGATGATGAGAAAAAATATTGTATATTTCATTTATCCCCCAAATTTATCTTTTAAATAAAGAATGATCAGGGCGGTGAGTATCCCTGCCACGAATTTTAAAGAGCTTCTAAATAACTCCCGGTATTGAAAAATCGCTTCGGATTGTTTATTTTCTTTTGATTTTTTTAATTCAGAAATAAACTCATCATGCTCTAATACCATTTTTACAATAGATTTATTCCCGCCATTTTGACGGAACAAAACATTGTCCAGGCGATCCATGATGGTATAAATGCTATTAATACTGTTTGCCAGATTCGACAATCTTTCATCAAAAAATTCTTTTAGATCCAGAATGTCTTGTTTTAAATTCTGAATATCTGATTCCATTTTTCCCTGCCAGAATTCAAAAATATTATTAGCCACTTTCCCACACCGTTATTTCGTCCAGAGCTTTCTGATATTCTTCTAACTCTCCTATATCTGTAAAAACCGGAATGCGATGCTCTTTGGCAAATTCCCATTCCATATTACAACCCTTGCTGTTCCGCCAATCGCCTGTAAAAAGAATTGCATCGCAAGCTTTGATTAAACGGAAGCTCATTTCCATGAAAGCCATCCAGGGCATCACATAGTCCAAATGTGCAGTATTCTTATGCGGGCAGATAACCGAAAAGCCTCTTTTCAGCAATTCGATCATCACCGTTTCGGCAAATTCAATATTTTTCTGAATACCCGCTTTATCCGGCGCGGTATAGGGCGCCGCAACATAAACCAGAAATTCTCTCCGTTTATACAATGGCTTTATTCCTTTTTCGATACCCGATACCAATTTCCTGCAACCATCCGGTTGCTGTCATCGATTTCGCCAGCCACCTTTAATCTCAGGCCGGCAACCGTCACATACTTCCCTCTCCTCTTCCGCTCATATCTATTCCAATCAGTACCGTACAGCGATTTGATTTTCCGCCGCTCCATAGCTTCCTGTCGGCTAAAAACCGGAAGGCTCTTTATCACGCTCATAAATCCAATATCCATATAATTGCGAATAGCCTCCACTAATCGATTAAGTACTTTTACCAATGCTTTAAAAATTTGCTGTGCTTCTGTTTCTATTGTCACCGCTTTCATCAATACCGCCCTCCGGTATGGATTTTTCAAGTCCTCTATAAGACGTTCATCAAAAAGATATAGGCCATATCTTCTGGCGACGGCGTCCTGAAACTTCAGTTCAGCGAGGCCGTCGCCGTGGAGTTTTTTGCCGCATCCTCCACCTCGAACTGAAGCGTACGTAATTCAGCAAACTTGTTGACTAATAAGGTCAACAGGTCCATATCTTTTATAATTTTGTAATAGTCATCTATATTCGATTCATCAAATAACAAATAATCGCCGCAATAAAGAATCTGTGGAATATATTTCCGCCCGGTCTCATACCAGCTTATTTCTAAAGCGATTTGCTCAGCCAGATTTTTTGGTTTTTCCTTCTCCATTCGTCGCAGTACTTCTTTTTTAATCTTTCCCCGCAAGTTCTGGGTGGCTCGCTCTAAATGCTGCTGCCACCGCTCTTCATTTATAGGCAATAAATGCAAATTGTCTTTCCGACATTCGTAAAGCGCTTTCTCCAGCGCCATTTGTTGTATCTGGCTGACCTTTATTAAATCAATATTCTTCATCGTCACCGGAATATCCACGCCATCAATCGTAATATTAAAATCAACCTGTACTTGCCGTTTCTCGTTGGCCGACCGGATGATTTCCAGGGCTTTGTGGCGGTCTATCTTGCTCATCTCTTTTGTCTCCTTTTGTTTTTGAATCAATTATTCTGAACATCTCACGCTTGAGTTCGATAAAAATCTTTCGGAACTCTGGTATAATGGATTTGCGGTATAAAATGGGCAATTCCCTGTCCAGATTTTTATAACTAAACAGAGCTTCGCCTTTAGCATAATCCATCAATATATGCGGACGGCATTTACCATTTGTTTTCATTAAGAAAAATGCTGCCTCGTAGACATCTGATGTGATATATGTTTTTAATTTATCATTTTCCATGGTTACGAAGCCGCTTTTGCATACAATACTTCAATTTCGCTGCCTTCTGCTGGCGCCGATGTGAACGAAAGCGTTTTAGTCTCGGGCGTAATGCTAAAATCAGTCGTTTGCCGGGTGCCAACTGTATCACCGCTTCCCTTTATCTTGACAAAAAATGCATAATCATTAACCAATTCCTGCGAATTGCTCGCCGTTTCAATCTTAACCGGGTCAGAACTCAAAATAAATTCTGTCATAGTTCCATCCGCCGAGAACTTATCGTAAACCGGTTCGGCGTCAACTAAGAAATAGGGACTCCATTCAGAATAAATGGGAATAACTAAATTATTCAGATCAATCCCGCCGCTGATTACCGGTATATGCCCAATTTTAATATCAATAAGCAGCTCCACACCGATAAGCGTTGAGCCATCATTTTTGTAAATCCGGCGACTGATAAAGCCTTTCGGAAGACGATCCTGCCGATGCGGAATACCGTATTGCCCGCTGGCGCCCATAGTCAGACCTAAAAGAGTGGCAATCTGAGAAATCTGGCCGCCGGTAATCTGCATCTGACCACTCCAGCGAATTTCGGTGGTTAATTCCAGGGATTCCATCCCGCCGCCCTGGTGAAAAACTTTTTCTGTGGACTCTTCAGGATCAAATGTGATATCCTGAATCCCACGGAGGCTGGTTAGTGTGATCGGGGCGCTGACTCCAGAAGCATTTAATCCGTATTGATTCAAAATATATTTCCCGAGCACTACTTCCTGTTCAGTTAACTGGCTTACTAAGTTAGACATTTACATATCCTCCGATTAAAAAACAATATTCTGTTCTCTCTCCGTCTATTTTTAAATTGCCACGCTGACGCCTGCCAGCACCTGGCAGTAAATATTCATTTCTCTACGATGTTCTAACGGATCCTCCACCGCCACCTCCCGATCCCCCAATATCGTAATCTGACGGAAACCCAATTCATAAAGCGTTATATCGGTGTATGTTTTATCTCCCAATGTCACATCGAAAGTTGTGCAAGGCAATCCCGGCAAAGGATTGTTAAACAGAGAATGAATGACCGACCGCATAATATTCATTTCTTCCATGCCGCCGTGATTATTGTTCAGCCACAAACCTAATCGCAACTCTGTTTCTAACAGATAAGCATAATTATCATAAAGAATGGAATTAACCGTTGACTGACCGGCATAATTAAACTGGCTTTCCAGCATACCGATAGGACTGGGAGGCTCCAACCACAGAATGGGCTTTGGAAATTTATTGAAATAATGTTTTTCCGGGTAATCTTTGCGGATAGTCCAGTCTGTAAATGGGCTGCCTTGTGCCTTAAAAAATGCTAAAAGAATGGTCCTTATATCTTCAAAAATCCGATCATTCCTGATCATCTGCCTGCCTTGCGAATGGCTTTAATGATGTTATTTCTCAACTTTTTGAAATAAATGCCTTTGCGTTCACTCACCACATCGCCGATAAATTGCCGTGGGCGCATTTTCTTAGTCCCGTCATGGATGAATTTGGCATAATTGGCAATCTTTGAATCGGCAAACACCGCCCATAAATGCGGAAATATTCTGGAATATTTTAAAGATCGGGCTAATGTTCCGGTAACCCGCGGCACCGGATAATGACCGGCATAATTAGGCTCCTTGCCGGGCTGGTAATGAGGACCTTTTAAATTGGCCTGTGATCTTTTATATAAATCCTGTGCAATTTCCTTTAAGCTTTTCTCGTATGTCCTGGCCACCTCCATACGGACCATTTTTGTTTTTCCAAACCATCTTTTTGCGTTAAAACTTAACTGCGCCCTCAATTTTCCCTCCGTAGCAATGTGGCCTTTTCATACAATTTATCGCTTCCATAGTAGTGTTCTTTCACATCAAGAACGATATATTTATCTTCGTTGAATACCACATAATCCCTTTTATTATCCATTCCAATCAGGCTGACAAAATTCAAATTGTCGTCCACTCCGCCGTAATAAATCAAAATATTTTTATCCCTGATTCCAGGTGGTTGTTTTTCCAACTCTTCTCCGTCCGGTTCCTGCACAAAAGCATAAAAACTCGTATCAGTGCGGGTTGAACTAATTAAACCAGTCCCGCCGCAGTCCTCAGCATTTGGATTCAACCGGTGCCATTCACGGCTGGGATGCCCGGTTTCATTGTCCACACAGGGACAAACCACGCCCGTTAGCACGCTTTTTGTTAAAGCATTGCCTAATATTTTCATTTCCTTTTTCAGGTCCACCAGATGGCTATACATTACGGAATATACTCCTGTAAATAGGTGTCATGTCCGCTACCAGATACATAAAAACCGCCGTCTTTTATGCCCAACATTGCCAGATATTCCCGGGTTTCTTCCAATAGCGCCTGGGCGCCTTTCTCCATTTCCGATGGAGAGACTGAGGAATGGGAAACATTTCCCACTTTCAACTGTCCTTTTGCGGCTGCTAAATATACCCGGGCCGCCACATACGACACGCCAGCGGCGTCCGCCAGTAACTTATCCTCTGCATCCAGCGAATCATATTCTTTGCCCACGGACGCCAGTTTCTTTATCACCCAGGCCTGCCCGGCTGGAATAAAACCTGCGCTATTTAAAGTGGTATCGGGTAATTCCGTACTGGTTAATTGCAGGCGATAACGCACATTGTCAGCAGAAATTGTATAGGCCATTATTCCTGTTCTCCTGCTTCAAGAGCCAGTTCAATTGCAGCGATAATATCATCTTTCTTTTTTGCGTCACCCAGGTCAATACCCTTGGATTCTGCGAACTTTTTCAATTCGGCCACTTTCATCTCTTCAAGAGGCTTATCAAAATCGATTTCCACGACATCCTCAACCTCTTCAAGAATCATTATGTATTTTTCCCGGGCCTTCCCTCTCCAGAAGTCATTATCTTCTACAAGAATTTCTTTTTTGACTTCCTCCGGTTTTACCGCCTGATTGGTGTATGGATCAACTAAATGGACCTTCTTGAGTAGTTTTATTTTCAATTTTGGCATGATGTTATTCTCCATGTTAAGTTGATTTCATTTTATCCCCCATACTGTTCAGAGAACAGCAGAGGGATAAAATGCTGTGGGAGAGTAATAAAATTACGCATGGGTTTCGTCAAACAGCGCCACTGCATTGTTATCAAGAATGGCCTTGCCGGACCGATAGGAAATGGCCGCACCCTGTAATTGCTTTCGGATCAGTTTTTCATATTCGGTCATTACGCCGCCGGTGGTAATGTGTGCAAAAGCATATCGGGAATCCACGCCCACAAACAGATCGGTAACACCGCTGCCATAGGCCGCCCGATCCCATTCATAAGACCGCGGCAACTGGATACCGATGAATCCAAATTGGTCACTGGGATTATTCATCCCTGCCAGGGTTGTGTAGTATTCTTGTAATAGTGCTTTTTTCCCAACAAATTTGTCCAATTTATAGGGTGCAGGCAGCCCGGTTGCCCAGGCTATCACATCAGCCACCGCAATGGTGCCGCTGGTAGCGGTCTCTACCGTAGTCCCGGGTGTATTACTGTTTCCATCCCCGTTGATAAGCGTATTAATCATGTCATCCGTATCGTCAATAGCAATCTGGGCGCCAATCCGCCGCAGCATCAGGCCGAATAGATCAAGCTTCTGGTTGGCAAGCGCCTCATAGCTGGCCTGTAAATATCGCCCGAACTTTTTCACCTTCACATGCTCGTCATTGGTATCTAATTTTACAACTGGAAATTCCACACCCTGGCCGATTTCGCGCAATTGCCGTTCGGCTTCCGTATCCGATAAATAAATTTTCTGAAAAACCGTTACACCGAAATTTACAATTATGGTCCGGGCGGCAAATTCCTGCACCAAACCCGCCTGTAGCAATCCGGCATACACTTCATTCGCCACATAAGCCGGAAATAAGACAGAACCTTCCTGCACGGCAAAGAATTTCGAAACTGTATCACGTTTCAGATTGATATCGCGAATAGCCAATTGCTTTTCCAGGGCGGTTAAAGGTGGTGTTTCGCCTTTGGCCTTAAAAGCCTGTTTAGTTTGATGAATTTCCAGAGGCGTCATACCTTTGTAAATAGATTCCTCACCGGATTCCTTTGCATAAAGGTCCTCCAGGAATTCATCCACGCTCTTGCCCGCCACTTCGCAATCTTTATAAATGCCGTCATCAATTTTCAAAAGTTTAAATGTACTCATCGCGTTTCCTTCCTGTTTTCGTTACAAATCTCTTTTCTCTTAAAAGGCAACATCCGCATAACCGGATGTAGGATTATCAACCGCCAGCACAAAACCCGTTCCTGCAGAGGCACCGGCATCATCCACAGCAACACCGTCACTGCCGTTCAACTGGATCGTATCACCAAAGGCTAGGGTACCGCTGTAAGGCACATTGATGATCACGCTCGGCTTGAAATAGAATCCCAATGTGGAATTCTGGCTCAGAAGTGCAAACAGATGCACCGTGAGGGTATATCCGGTTTTAGAATTGCCCTCAATCGCCTCTATCCGACCATTCGGTACTGCATCATCAGCAGCCAGCGAAACTACATAGTTATCTGCCAGGGTAACAAATTTCCCAATGGCATCCTTTGGATTATCATAACCGTCAATGGTCGTTTTCAATGCACTGGAAGGAGTGCAAGTAATCAATAATTTATGGCCGATATCGCCACCTTGTTTTACTCGACTCATCATTCACCTCGTCATTTTTTTTACACAATCTGATAATCTGTAATCTTTCCTTTCGGTAAATCATCGCCCGGTTCCTTCAGATCAATATTATCGCTCAGGACACCCTTATTAGGATGGGTTTCATCATATCTTTTCATCAGCTTTTCCCGCTCCTTTTCTAATCGCTCTATTTCCAGCCCAGAATAAAACTTCTTCTCCTCTTCCACCGCGCTTTTCTCTATTAATCCCAATAATCCGCCGAACTTCACTATTTCATTGACCAGAAATTCACGGTATTTCCGGGCGTCTTCCGCCTGTCGCTTCATCGACTTCAAGGAGTCGATGGTAACATCATCGCCGAATTCCTTCTTGAGGGCTTCAACGAATCCTAAAGATTCGGTAAGCTTCTCCTCAATGGATTCAGCGGCTTTTTCGATATTTTCATCGCTATCTACCGGCAATTCCAGATTCAGTGGTCTAATCTTCAACACTTTTTTCACTGTCATTTCCTCCAAAATTTGTTTCACCTCTTCGTCATGGTCTGTCAACTCTAAAATGTCGTAATCTCCAATACCTTCTTTTTTGGCATGGGCTATCAGGTGCTTCTTTGCCTTCCGGCGCAGCTCTTCCACGCTAATGGTATCTGTTACCGGTTTAATCTGGTTCATACGTGCCAGGGCATTCCGCAAGTGCGGTAAATCCACCTTACCGCCCGTTCCTGCCGCGCCATTCCCTTTATCGTGATGCGGCAGATGCCGGGCATTTTTAGGAATGGTTCTCCCTTCATCATCTTTTTTACCGGTAGGCTCGACCACGGCAAAGCAATTGTCTTCAAATGTATTTATGTACGCGACAGTCCATTCTCTTTTGGCGCCGATATCCTTACCAAATACTGGCAGCGTCCCTTTCTCGGTGTGGATAAAGCCGATGATGTCCTCCGCCTGATCGCCAAATTGCTTCCGTATCTCTGCTCCATATTGCGCACCTAACCAAACCAGGCTGCCCTCAAATGCCTCCGCTTCTTCTTTGTCAGTATTCTGATACTCCCAGTATTTCACCTTATCGCTATCCTGCGACTCATAAATAGGCACCCGCTTTGGCGCTCTGAAACCAATGCTGACATAATTCCAGATACCGGCGTCCACATGATCAATCAATTCCTGATTGTATTTTTTCAGCAGATAAAATTTCCCAATCAACCATTGCACGCCATCCATGGTTTCCACATCTGCTGCATAAAACCGTCCACGTCCGGGCGGTCCCCACATGTGACCTATCAGAAATCCCTTGCCAATCAGGGTCTTTTTGAAAGACTGCAAAACATCTTCATGAAAACGGTCGCCATCCCGATCCACCAAATTATTTGCCAGCTTCACTTCATACGCCGCCACATCCTCTTTCTTGAATTTTTCCGGATTCGTCATGAACTTTTGGATTATGCGCCATTCGTCATCAGTCACATACCCCACTTGCTTAATAGCATTCCCCTCAACGCTCAGTATCTTGGTTTGTCTGTCATCCGTAGTCATCTGAACTTTCTTTATTAGCCAACGCTCTGCTTCTTCCCTGTTCTGAAACATATTTTTATCAAGTACAATGTATCCATCATCATTAACATCCAGACCCAAACCCTTGTAATCAATCTGGTCATTGGCTGGTTCGAAATAATATTTGCGCCGGGATTCATGTATAAATCGAAAAATCATTTCTTTCCTTCCGCTCCCTCTTTTTTGAAGAATTTCTTCTCGCGATTCTCTTCAACCCGACCAATGTTTTTTTTCTCACCGCTCTTTTCGGCGGTAGGGAGATCCTCCCTGACCTCAACAACGGAAGCTTTTCCGTGGGAAGCCTCCTGCCGCCCCCGGCAGCCAATATGCCGGTTACCGCCTGCAGTTGAATATTCCATACCACAGATTGAACATTTCATGGTTTTATCCTTTCTTTGCATCCACCTGAGTCTTACCCTTCAACGCTTTAATTCCCACCGATTTGGCAACTTCGTACATCCAGGCCGCCGCCGCTGCGTATGTAAAAGCCATTTTAATAATAAATCCGATGCTACCATGATTAGTAAGAATCCCATACCCTGCTGATAATACCATTGAGAGAATTAACGGCAACCAGGCAATTGTTTTAGGTGGAAAAACGCCCTTCAAAACCTGCACAATAGAAATGATCACACCCACTACAACCACATCAACGCCTAACTGATCCCATTCAAAACCAGCTCCGCCATCCTGTGCCAACAAAACCATTGGCATCATTATTACCGCCAACAAAAATACCAGAAAAAATATCATGAAATATTTCATATCACACCTCCGTATTAAGCAATGAATGATTTATTGATTAAGAATTCACACATACGGCACACTCTGATTTGCTGGTGGCTGGACCGCCTCCGGTTGCCCAAAATAAGCATATTTGACACACAAACAGTGTGGATGGGTGTCATATACCACCCGTGGCCCCTCACCTAAACGCCATATTTTCCCATCTAAAGGCGCGCATATCGGACAGGCATTGGACGCAGCTGACCATTCTTCATATTCCACCTCATTGGCTTTGGCTTCGCTGATAAACGCCGCATCCAGGGCAATTGCGCTTTCGCTGCGCGCCAGGCGGTTCCAATACCATAACTGACCTTCTCCAACCCGCTTATGAATTTCTCGGGCAATTGTTAGCGGATTGTCTCCGGCTGCAAATCCTTCTTCCAAAATTTTTTGAACCAAAGGTTTATATTCATTGGCTAATTTTGTTTTTATACGGTCCATCCCGTCACGCGTAAATTTTGCCAAATACTGATTGGCGTAACTCAGTTGCGCCAGCGCCGGATGGTCAATCTCATCTTCTAATTGTTCAAGTGTTTTCTGCAGTCCCACAGCAAAGGAATTAAATGTGTGATATTGGTATATTGGCAAATTCTCTAACGAATCCGGTAATGTCCCAGACCCGATCAAGTTTTCGATCCAGATATTGAAAATAACCTCAATAGCATCCAATACCTCTGGATCAACCTGTTTAGCTGCCCACATTTCCGCAAATTTCGCCGTCCATCGGCCTCGCGGATGAGGATGCTTTGATTCATCATCAAAACTCTCCCGGACCTCATCCAATTCCATTAAGCCTGCCGCCTGCAAAATTTTCTCTTCCGCCCTGGTAACCTGGTCCGCAAAAGCCTTAAAAAAACTAACCATAATCTTATTCACTTCCCGCCAGCGGTGGCTCCGCCGCGCCAGGTCCAGCTCATATAAACTGGGACTCTCTAACTTCATCCCAAATACCGACCAATCCTGGGAGTGATCATACCCGCACCCGCATGCATCCGCTTCCGGCGGCAAAAGGCCCCTTAAATAGGATTGATATTTTCTGACTGTTTTAATGAAATCCATTAGCCTACTAAAACGTTAAATTTTCGTAATATTTGTTTGGCATATTTCTGGCGATGAATCTTTAAAAACTTTTGAATCTCAGTTTTGCCATTCGATCCAAAACGCGCTTTAATCACTGCCCGTATCTGCTTATTTCCAAGAATTGCTTCCCTGGCCTCCTCTTCGCTAATGAATCCAATATCCATCAAGAATGTGTAATTCTGTATTTCCTTCTCCATCGCAAACGCTTCGAAATAACGTGCCCGCCCGGTCTCCATAACATCCAACAGGTTTACCGGCTGCCATTGAATAGCCCATTTTTTACCGGCGTCGCCCGTCAGAAATAAAAATCGGTCGATAATCTCTGTTAAAATGGGTTCCAATTGCAGTCGCCGATATTCCGTATCCGCCACAATCATATCATTCTGGTCCTTGCTCATTCTTTCAGTTGTGGACCAGCTCAGTCCCAGCATAAAAGGCGGTAAACTGGTTTTCGCCATAATCTGCTCAAGCATCAGCCGCACCGATTCCTTCAGATCCGGGAATTTGAAATCTTTGCCAAGGATGTCAATTTCTATTTTCCCGCCGAATGGCGCTCCGGTAAAAATATCATATACTTTGCCTTCCCGTCGGGCCCGCATGGCCTTAATCATCTGTCCCTGCACATCTTCAACCGCCGTTTTAATTTGCTCGCTGGTAGTCCTGTCGCCGCCATTTACTACCGTTACAAACGTGGGATCTCCCGCCCGCCACCAGACATTTTCGATGCTTTTCTCAATCCGGGCGAATATATCCGCCACAAACGGGAGAGAATACATCAGCGAATATCCCTGCGGATGCCCGTTCCGGGTATCAAACGCCAGATAAAAAATGTTGTCATTGAATTCAATATCCCGGACCTCCATCCCAAAATCCTGGGTCAGTACCAGACGGTTGTTTACTTTTTTAAATTTGAAATATTTAGAATTGCTGGTTTTCAGCCGCTCCACCTCTCGCAATGTGCGTGTCGGGACCATCTCACCAACGCCAAAGCCGTATGTGAAAGCCGCGTCACTCATCTGGTATATAAAATCATCCAGGCCGCGCCCTAAATAATTCACCCGCACATTGCGCCGGAATTGTTCTAATTTTTCTTTCAGTCCCTTATCGCCGTATGTTTCAAAATCAAAATCGCCGATTAACCGGACCAATTTGATGATGGCAACATCAAGGAACGGAATGGCTTCCCGAATAATCTCATAAAGTTCTAGATTAAATTTTGTTGGAATGTATCCATTTATTTTTTCCAGCATGGGATTAGAAAACCCATCCCGTATTTGCCCTTCAGACACCGGGGCTTTCATCCGTGCCGGTCCAAAATAAAATTCTTTACCAAATATTTTAAATTTCATTATCAAACCCTCTCTACCGCCTTAGCCACCACTCTAAAATCTTTTTGCCCTTCATCAGCTAATAAAAAATCCAGGAAATAATTCGCCATCGCTAAGGCATCGGCCCGGTCATCACCCAATTTCAAGGATCCGCTAAAACCTACTTCCGCATCATCTATCTTCTTTTTGATACGGCCAATACTCAGGTATCCCGCTTTTGTCCGCTCGGCGTTCAAATTGCTAAGCTCTCTCAATGTGATAGTCAATTCCCGCCATTCTTCCGCCGACAGCGACCGATCTTCCTGTGGGAAAATGAATACATTACCGGAAAATTCTTTATCTCCGATATTTGGCGTATTATCCAGCGCTGTCTTTAAGCTCATATACATATTGTGTTTATTTACGCCACTGTTTCGTAACGGAGTTAAAAGCCCGTATTCCCGCCATTCATTCCATGACGACTGAGAATTGTCGCCAAACATCGTCCAGTCGTGCGATACCAGACCGCGCTTATATAATTCTCCGTTAAATTGCGCAATTAAACCGGCGCCCAGTGCGTCTGCATATCCCCCATCCGGGCGAAAATATTCCCAGATTCTCACCCAGTCATTAATCAAAATACTGGGATCCGTGGTTGGCGGCCAGACCTGTGAATATAGCCATCGCCGATAACGACCAAATCCCTGAACAACCTGTAAGGCATATTCTGAGGCGTCATCTCCGCTACCCTGTGCCCCCATATCAATACCAATGGCAATAACACTCCCCGGGGTACGCCGAAAAGTTTTCCCATATATCGGCTTATGTGGTTTTAATCCCCATTTTAAGCCAATCATCTGGCTGGCTCTCAGTTTGCTTTCCCAGATGTAATTTCGGCTTTCTACATAGATCAGCATCATTAACCGGAGCCATTCTTCCTGGCTCATTTGCCCCCGCAATGTTTTAGCGTCTTCACGGGCAATCACGCCTAACTGTAATGCCATATATAGGTCCACTCTGGGCTGTACCACGTGCCACAAAGGATCATTCTCAAAATTATAAAGATTCCCTTTTGTCTTAATCATTCCAGTCAGTAGATAAAAAGTGGGCAATCCGTTTTTGTTCTTTGCCAGTCCACGGTCGAATATTTTTTTGAATTTGTCCTCTGGTATATCGTCTGTCTCATCCACCCAGATGTCTGTGGCATTCTCTCCCTCAAATTTTGAATCCACTCCAAAACACTTGGCAACCGAATTGTTGTATAAAACCACATGATCGTCATAAAGCATCAGCTTCCCAGTAGCCGACCGCTTCACGAAGGCCTTTAAAAGTTCATTTTGTGCAATCCATTCATAAATATTCCGATATCCCTGCCGTTTGCCCTGGTCCGCCCTGGGTGTTACATGCAATAGCTCCACATACGGATATTTGAACATCTTCCGGAAAAAATAAGCGCTGGCTGTGGTCGTTTTCCTGGTTCTTGGCGTCGCCGGGTGAACACACCGTGAATGATTATCATATTCCTGCATCCACAAATACTGATATCCATCCGGTGGGAACGGACGGCAGAATTTGCGATAGAACTCAATAGGATTATCAATTATTTTTTTGATAGCCTCTTCGGCCCGATGATATATTTCAATCCTTTGAGCCAAAAACGTTATCCCCAACGTTATCCAAATTAATCGGAGTGTCGTCTTCGTCATTTCCTGTTTGCTTTTGATATTCCTGAATATCTTTGTCCTGCGAACGGTTTTCCGCCGCCGCTTGGACGTCATTTCTTATTTGAATCAACTGTCTCTGAAGCTTTTCTAAATATGCTTTGGCCTCTTCCCGATCAATCTTTTCATCAACCAGTCTATTCCATCCGAGATCACTGTCATCAATGGTCTTTCGCGTGAGCTGCATGTCCTCTAATCGCTTGTTCAGGCGATCAAATAAGTTCATCAGCATATACATATAATCGCTGTTAATGACAAATTGGGTTTTCCCGGTTTCTGGATCCGTCCATGTGTCATTAATGTGGTCAAGCGCATACTTCAATCGGACACTAAAAACCATATCCATTGTGGCAACCTGGACAATAGTAAATTCCTCAATATGGTCCGGATTCTTTTCCGCTTGCGCCTTCATATAACTGGCAATCATACTATCCTGCAATAAACACGTCTGCGCTGACCGGCAGGCGTTTTGTTGTTCTTCTCCGCATCCTTCGCAAATTTTTAACTCACCAGCCTGGTGCGAAATCCTGAAGAACATTCTCATATGTTCGCCGGTTTTCAGGGCGTTCATGCTGCTTTTTGCCTTTCCTTCAGATGTTTTTGGTCCAGTAGCCTTTCCCCAGGCTTTTTTCAGATTCTCAAGATCTACTTTAGACGCCTTGCGACCCTTAACATTTCTTGCCGTTGGTTTTTGAGGCCTGCCACGCTTTGCCATTTGAAATCACCAAAATCACCAAATAAAAAAGCCCGAGTTCCCAGAGACAGCTCCGCCACGTCAGTTACAGTCCTTGTAACCTTCGCGGAACTTCTCTGAAATCTCGGGCTCTCTATACTCTCGCGATAGTTTTTCTACTATCGCAAAATAATTTTATATTCTCTAAGTGATGAAGTCAAATATATTTTTGATAAAAATTTGAAAATTCTAATGTACATCCATTTTGATCTTTTTTTACACCCACATTTTTAGCTGCATCACATTTCCAGGCGTTATAACATTGGGTAAAACAAACCCGCATTTCCTTTGGTGCGCCACACGGATGTTTATGATTACCACGACTTTTATTGATGTTTTCCTTCCTTTTTCGAAATTTTATTTCTTTTATCGATAGTCCCGTATGTCTCTTTACAATTCTGCTGAGCCTGGTATGAGT